TCTGCACCTACTAGGGCTTCCTTGGCACGAGCACGGATAGCATCATTGGCAGATGCCATAACCTTCCACTCGTTAATTAAAGATACAACACGAGTTCGTGGAATATCTAGTTCTTTAGAAATAACTGTGGGGTCGTTACCCTTAAGGTATTCTGTAACTACTTGATTGACTTCATCAAGATGTTGAATAAGTTCTGTCTCAGTTGACATACTTTCCCTCTAATCTATTTATTTCATCCTTGATATAAAAAATTGCTTTTTCTAAATCTTGAATAGTTTTTGCTTCATCTTTAAGTCCTGCTCTCCACAAATACTTAAAAGCATTACCAACATTAAAATTACGATGACGAGTAATCTCAATACATTCAACTCCAGAAGGATCTGTTGTGTAATGTGCAGGATGGTTTACCTGATCAACCGTAATGTGTAAGTTGTCGCTCACTTAGTTACCTCAACATTTAATCTTTTAAAACATTTTAAGCAATTTGTGTATGTTCTTCCAGTGAATGGGCAAGCCGATGATTCAAAATCTACATGCTTGCAAAACCTTTTCTTAACAAATACTGCTAAAATGTCAATAAAATTTTTAAATATTTTCATCTATATCCTCCTCTAGATTCCAGTCAAATGCTTCTGGAATATTTTTAAAAATAAATAAAGCATGAGTTATTCCTGCTGATAAAAGAATAAATAATAATGTAAATATTTTTTTATTTTTATTCATTAAACTCACCGATTATGTTTTCTTTTATTTCTTTTAAAACCAGATCTCTCATTCTTGATTCTTTAAACTTTTTGTATCTTTTTATAAGTGGTAGATATTTACCAAAAATTTGTGGTGCGTCTACGCAGTGCTGTGCGTATGTTCCTAATTTTTTTGTATATTTAAATCTTACAAGTTTTACTTTTTTATTTGTTAAAAACTCAACATAGAATATTGGTTCATCTTCTTTTATAATAAGTTCTCCAGAATTATTCCACATTTGAATTTCAGTAGCGTATGGTCTAAACCAAGATCCAATATTAAACCTTCCTGGAATAACTGAACCATATTTTAAATATCCTTGTGGATGAAATATTGGTTGAGAAAAATTTGCCTCAAGGTCAAAGTCTGAAAAAAATATGTAAGGGGAGTTTATAAGAATTGATGGACCGAAACTAAATCCTGGGGGTCTAATCGCTCTAACCTCTTGAGGAGAAGCCTTTTGATCTTGAAGACATACTACTCCTTGATCATCAGTCTCGTATAAAAAATTACACTCTACAGAGTTTTTAAAGAAAAATGTTTTTTTCATTTTCTCTTTAAACGCTGGACAAACCATCATAGAATTAGACTGATCGAATGATGATTTTTTTGATCTCAAATAAGAAAACATGTTTTCAGGCTCTGCGTATAGCATATTAAATTCTTTATGAAGTTCAACCTCAAAAGTCATTGCTGGGGCCCAATATACAGTAATAAAGTCGTCTTCTTTATTATTTTTCATCTTTTAGATTTCCTTAATCCAAACTTAGCAAGGTATACGTAGATAGTCTCAACACTGGCTCCGCACTCCTTTGCAATTTCTTCTGGGGTCTTCTTATCCATAAGGTAACGCTTACGCATAAAAATTTCAGATGTATACAGTTTAGCAGGCATGGCGTTATTTGTCAACCTGGTTTAAATTAATATCATAGTTAAACCTATCAGAGTTTTCCATAATCCACTTATCTTGATTTTCTACGTCATACTTCTTTTCATTGATTATTCTGTCAATCAAATATTCTTTTTCTAGCGTAAACGAAGGCTCGTATACCCTGACTCTATTATTAGGCTGAATTGCAAAATTGCCATCATCTCTTTGAATGACATGGCCACACTTGTGGTCTGCAGGACTTTCAGAATATCCATCATCTAGGACATTTGTATCTGGATTATGCCAGTCTAATGTAAATAGGTAGGTACCCTTATTCATTGTCTTTGTTCTATCTATATAAGACATTCTAAGGTTTGTTAGATTTTCAAATCTTGTTACAGCAATATGATGACTAAAAGAATTCCAGAGAACTAGATTATGTAGATCAACTTCAGGAACTCCTGGCTCTGTACAAAAGGCAGAGATTGGAAGTCTCCACCAGAGGCCACCGTCTGGCATCATAATATGAAATAGCGGACTTCTAGATTTTAAACTTGAAACACCAAAAACTACGCACTCAAAGTATTTGTCATGGCTATCTTGATGGTTTCTTAAATAGTTTCCTCTTACATAACACGAAATTGGTGGTATGTTTGCATTTAACTCTGGCATTATTTTTTATCTCCTATCGCTTTTTCCCAGTTTTTTATTGCCCAATGACCTATACCACAGGCATCAGCAACATCGTTATCTGTAATTGTTCTATCATAATTAATATTAATAAAATTAATTGTTCTTTCTTTACGAAGCATTCTTTCGTGAGCCTTGTAGTATGAATCAGACTTTCCAGGATTTTGAGATCGTATTAGTAACTGTTCTTCTTTAGATATTTTCCCATTACCCATAAAAATTTGCCAAGTAATTGGAGAAACTCTACCAATTGTTTTAGTTCCAGATTGTCCTGCTGATCCAAGAATTGCACCTTGAACTAATGCAAGGTCAGCAGCAGTCTTGGGGCTATTCATAAACACTGTATGCTCAATAACTATTGCTTCAAAGCCACCATAAATATCAAAAAAGGCTTTTACTTTTTTGCCAGCATCCATAACTTTTTCATAGATGTTACTTCCTTCAAAATAAATCTTACCAATACTTTCCAACGTTTTTTGTTGGGTATCAAACAAAGCAAAAGCAAGACTATTGGTACTAGCGTCAATAGCACAAATAGTTTTTGGCTGTGCCTCTGCTCCCCATTTAGTCTTGCTCATACTCAATATAACCTTTCAATTCTTTTAGCATTTTTGCAACTGCTTTTTCACTAACATTACAGTTTGAGCAAAATCCAGAGTCATTGTAGATAGAAAGTTCTTGTTCACAACCGCCTAAACATAAACGTTTTTTACCTTTTCGCTTTTGTCTTTTTATGACGTTGTATCTTTCTACAATCTTTTCTCTAGTTGCAATATCTCTACAAACCTTGCTACAGTAAATCTGATAAGTTACTGTTGGTTTAAACGATATATCGCATACGTTACATAACTTCACTCAGTTCCTCCAGGGATGCTATCTTTAATACGCCCACCCCTGCTTCTCCGCAAGCCTTTTTAATAGGACAGTTCTTGCAGATTTTTGAATTAGATCTATAGTTTTTTGTAGGCAAGGTTTTATCTTCCCATGCCTTGCGAACATCACGCATCCATTGAAAAGCCATATCAATCCATGCTCTGTAGTGATCGTTTACTTCTACTGGTATTACTAGTAGTTCGTGATTGTTTTTATTTTCATAAACTAAAATACCTTTAGATTTCTTAAGGACCTTCATGTAAATAAGCAACTGAACTACGTGACCCATTTTTGGTTTGTTTGTGCGCTTACGGTATTCAAATACCTCATTATTTGTTGTCTTAACCTCAACAACAATCTCATCGCCCTTCCATTGAATAAAGTTATCCACATACCCAAAGATTGGTGGATCGTCATGGAATAATTTAAATTCAGAGTTAATTGAAATGCCAGAGTTTTTAAACGCTGCTTCAATTCTGCCGTGAGAAAGAGTACCATTAGTCATGTTTGCTACTGCATAGGCATCTGAATTATCTTCAAAAACAGCACCCTCAAAAGCAAGATACCAATATCTTGGACATTCACCATGACCATAGGCAATTGTGGATGGACCAAAAGTCTTTTTTTGTTTATGCTCAGGATCTCTGCCCACAAGATATCCCTGCTCAATAACCTTAACTAACTCTTTTGCATTTATCTGTTCTGGTGTTTCAACTTCTTTAATCATTATTGTATGTAATAAATTTTTTGTCATTATATCCCTTTGTTTATATAAGTATAGCAGGTTAGCGCATAATGTATTTTAATGCTGATACCAAATCATTAATTGATTCTGCTGCGGTATAGTAAATATTCTTCTTTGCCCTGTCACTTTTATCAACATTGGCCATCCACGTAGCCTTTAAAGACATCTTGGCTGCAATAGCCTGTAGTCTAACAATTTCAAGACTTGCAACCTGAATTGGAATATCTGGTTTAATAATTATCTTAGCAATCATTGTAAGAGCAACCGTAAGTTCTTCATCATTCATATACTCTGCGATTTCAGCCAAACCATTTACCTGCTCTAGCGTTGTTTTTTGTGAACCCTCATTTGACATTTTTGTTCTCCTCTATTAACTGTTCTAACATATCTAATTCTATTATAGCAAGGCGTACCTTCTGTGTACCCTCGCCAAGGACAATAACCAGAGCAGGATCCATGCTTTTCTTTAATGCATCAGTTGTAGCCTTAGCCCAAACATCTTGGTTTAGCGTAAAAGACTTAGAGCATTCTTTAAAATCTATTACAAAATTATTCCAAGATGCATCACCCTTAGTGTTGTTTCTACCAGAGTTTTTGTGTTGCTTAGCACCAATACGTTTTGATTCAGATCTTTCACTCATTTGCAAAGTCTTTCTTTTTCTTCTTTGCTGGTATTAACGCAACTTTGGACACATGCTTTGCAGAACACATCCATGTTGCATCTCCAGTTTCATTCCAAAGTCTTAAAGATAATACTTCTTCATGACATTTTTTGCATGGAAACTTTCCACTAAATATACTAAAATTGCTATCAGCCATTTGCCAGTTTATCTCTTAGGCTTTTCTGTAAATCTAAATCTTCTCTTACACGATTAATAAATCCATCTCGCCCTTGAACCTTTGTACCATCATCAAGTTGATACCATGCTCCAGTACGATTAACAAGTCCTACTGATTCTGCTGTGTCAACAAGATCACCAATGGCATCAATACCAATATCGTCACCTCTAAAATAAAAATCATACTCACCAGACTGGAACCCTGGAGAGGTTTTAGAGAACTGTAGTTCCCAGCGAATCTTTCTACCAATCTTTTCTTCAATTAATTTATCTCCTACCTTGATCTTACCCTTAAGTGCTTGATTATCTGATTCTGATGAAAATAGTTTAATAACGCAAGACGAATAAAACTTAGTAGCCTGACCACCTGACGGCTGCTGACTAGTATACATAGCATTAATATTATTACGGGACTGAGAAATAAGTACAAGAAGAGTAGGCTTAACTTTATTGTTTGCATAGTTAAGCATTTTCCATGCGTTGCTAAAGTCACGAGACTCTGCTCCAATCTGTTTAGTATTTTCTAATGCTTTCATATCATCTGTATCTTTTTCAAAATATATTGCAGGAAGCATTGATGTAATTGAATCTATAACTATTAAGTCAACACCAGCATTCATTAATCCAACACCTACATCAACCATATCACTAATGGTTCTTGCTTGTGAGTAGATTAGTTTTTCTGGATCTACCCCAAGTTGTCTAGCCCAGTCTTCTGAGTATGACATTTCTGAATCAATCCAGGCACATAGTTTTCCTTCTGCTTGTGCTAGAGCAATCATCTGAAGGCACATAGAGGACTTTGCAGAAGACTTAGAGCCCCAAATAAGAACTTGTCTGCCATAAGGAAGACCTCCACCTAGAGCACGGTTTAAACCAAAACTAGGTGTCGCTTGGTACTCATAATTAATCCCAACCCCACTACCAAGTTTTTTTCTTAACTTAGGATCAAGTAGTGCTAACGCTTCTTCTATACTAACCGACATGTACATCCTCCAATGTTACTGTTCCGTCTTTTGTCTTTCCAAAACTAAACTTATAAGCCTTTCCCTCTTCAATGTGCATATACGCTCTAGGAAATGCAGTAGGAAATACAGTTACAGAGTGAAGTTCTCTACTTGTATCTGCTAATGTTAGTGAAGCCATTTTCTTTCCAGCCTTTGTCATTCTTGGTTTAAAAGAAACAACAAACAACTCTTCTTCAGAGTAAGGAAGTTGCTTATAACTTAAAAACTTTACTAGGGCATTT